TCCGTAGCTTCGGAGATTGAATTGTACGCGCAACCAAACTGCGGCAAACAAGCGCACCCGCCCAACTGATAGCGTTCTTCGGAGCCTTGCCTAAAACTTCCTGAGCACGCCTGATAGCGTCGCCCATACTTTTAAGACCGTCTCCGATAACCTTTGTCTGGACGGCAACCATTACGCACCCCCCAACTCACGGCAAACGCAACGCCAATCGCCATTGTTCAGAACCGCGTTTACGATGTAAAACTTGGCTTTGCCTAAAACGTCGATTTCAAATCCTGTCTGCGGCTTGAATGAGTACGGCCAATCGACAGAACGGAAAACGATGATGCTTTGATTCTGTGACGCGCTGACAAACTCGTTTTGCGTGAAGTCCTGTAAAGTTGGCTCAAGAACTCTCACATGGATATCAAGCGATATTGGCACCGCCGCGCCGTCAACCTTCATGCGGCCCGTAATCATCGCGGCAAGGTCATAGTACGGAGCAAGGCCGATTCTGCGTGTCGCACCTACCGCGTCTGTAGCGCATGAGGTCACAAAATATATGCTGTCGCCAACGGTGATTCTATCGCCGAATTTAGGCTCTGAAAATTCTGCCGCTTTGACCGTGACAAAAGTCAAGTCCGCCTGACCGTCGCTAAGTCCTGCTTGAACGACCAGGATATTTTTAGACGCGCCAACACCGAATCCGCTTTGATCGCCTAAGGATACGGCAATAGACAACTCCGGTATTGCTTGCCTTGCCGAGTCAAGAACTGCCGCGATTGTGTCAGCGAACGCGCCCATAGTTAATCCTGATACCCGCCCGCCTGTTTCCAGACGGACGGGCGTTGATCGTTTCAGTTACTGCGATTTCATCGGAGCGACAAAAAGCACACTCACAGGTGCCGACTCATCCGCAAGCGATTGAGTAACGACTGCCCGCACATATCGGTGCAAGCGTCCGGTATCGCAAGCGAACTGCGAAGTAAGAACGCCGTTAGTCGTTGTCAGCCCGACCGTATTGGCCATGACACCGGCAACCCCGCTGATGTTCGTCACCGTCGCGCTAGTCGAAAACGCCGAGTTTGTCGAATGCGTGATAGTAACGGTTGTCATCTGATTCGTTGCGCTTGCCGTGCCTACAGACGCGATAAACGTACCGTTCCCCTTATAGGCCGACAGGTCGAAAATATCGCCCGTCGTGGTCGTGTTCGTCGAACTCGTGGGCGGCAACAGCGTAACGTAGAACATCCGGTTTGCGTCCTGCGCACACAGGCACAGGGTCAGCATTGCGGACGCGATGAACATCATAAACTTTTTCATGTGATTTCCTTTGAAGTTTGGCGCGGGTTGGAGTCCCCGCGCATGTGTTAGGCTACACGGTTGACTAGATCGTGACAGCGGTGTTGTACGCCAGCTTCTGGCCAAGGCGCACCATGACATCAACGTCCTGCAACGCCACCAGACGCAACCCGCCAGAACTGGACAAGGTCTTATCATCCACATTCACATCAACGCCAGCGCCCCAAACGCCGATGTTGACGGTAGACCAGTCGCCGAACCACAGCGAGTTGGCGGGAAGGTCTTCCGAGGTCGCATACTCGTAACCGATCAAGCGGCGGCTGACCGGATCAAGAGCAAGCGGCGAACCTGCGCCGTTCGTGGCGGTTGCGGCGAGCTTGGCCCAAACCTCAGCCGTCATCGCCCAACGCATGACAGATCCTTCGGCGTTGTCGGCAAAGATCGCGCCTGGGAAGCCGAGCAGTTCAGTATACGTCGGTGTGCCCTGCGTGACGGACGGGTTGTTAATGCCCATAGCGGTAGTGATCGCGCTGGGCTGACCGTCCGATCCGGTTCCGGCGAATACCGCAATCTGAATCGTCCGCGCAATGCGTTCCAGCATCTCATCGCGGGCGATCATTTCAGCGGCTGGCGTGCTCTGGTTAATCAGCTTGCGGCTAATATCAACCAAGACACCGCACGTATGCGGGGTGCCGGTGACCTGACCGAGCGTCGGCTCGCTTCCGGTGATTGCGGCGGCTTCAGTAACCCAGTATCCAGTCGCACCCGCGCTCATCTTCGGAATAGCGACATTGCCGACCAGACCTGGAAGGAAGCGGCAACCGAGCGCACCAAGGATGGACCGCGTACGGAGCAGGTCGATAAACTCAGCACCGAGCATGTCAGTGGAAACCGACGCGCTAGACGTGCCAGCCACCGTGAAAGCACGTTGGGCGAGTGCCGCGTGAGGAACGATAATGCCAGCCGCCGGTTTACCGCGCTGTTTCGCCAGTTCATCGCTGATCTCGCGCTCGCGGCCAACGTCCACACGGTCGCCAGCCAAGCCGCGAATCACGTTGACAAGCGAATACTTGCGCATCTCTTTGTCAAGCTCATTGTCTTTCGGCGTGGCGGTAACAACCTGCTTGCGCTGATTCTGCGTCGGGTCTTCCTTCTTCGGCTGGCGCAACTCTGTGATCTGAGAAGCCTGCCGCTCAACAATAAGCGCGTCAAGCTCTGCGCGGCCCTGATCCTTATCAATCAAAGCCTGCACCGCGTCGGCTTCGATGCCGAACTGCGCCGCACGTTTGAACAGTTCTGCCATTTCTTTGGGAGTCATGATTCTCTTTCCTTCTCCCTCGTTTTGAGGGGTTTTGTTTTCGTTTACGGTTAGCGCACGACCGACACCGACAGAGGTATCAGCCGGGACATTGACAAACGATGCCTCGTGAGGACACCAAGACAGACTCCGTACCACCGGATAACCGTCCTTTTGCCCTTCCACCACGTACTTCTCAGGGTCACAGCGATATCCCACGCTGACGTTACGCCTGAGTCCGTTTGCCGCGTCCAAGCCAATCTCTTTAGCCCGTTCGCCTGCACAAAATTCAACAATGCCACAAAGTTTCTTATCAACGATCATCGGTGCGCGGATAAGGCCGATCTGATCGCCGTAGTGTGTGTCCTGAATCACAAGACCATCGGAACAACGGGAACGGTCAATACTCGATTCGCTGTGATCCAGAATCTCATAAGCCAACATCTGATTATCGCCCATGCGGATATACGTCAAAACTGGCGTTTCACTGGAAACGCTCATGTGAACAACTGGGGCTTTCCCTTCCTCCTCGCGAACCTCAATAACGGATTCGCGGAAAGAAAGACCGTTCAAGTCGCGCTTATTATCAGACCGTTGTGGTTGCTTGTTTTTCATTTGTTTTCACCTCTACGCTAGTTCCCTTTGTCGCTTCATCAGCCCGGCGGATTTCCTCTAGGTTGTCTTCAAAATCCCCGTCAAACTCTGCGGTGATCTGTTGATCCGTTTTCCAACCGTGCGCCCTTGCGATTTCCGCGCCCTTGATATCCTTCAACGGATCAACCCAAAGCCAACGCCGGCCCCTAAATTCGTGCTCTGAGAACTTCTCAAACTTCGATGCCGGATAACCCCCGCTTACTTCAACCTCAAGAAACCTTTTCAGCCATGCAAGATACGTGGGGCTTTTGCAACTGCCGATCATCTGTTGCTGCATGACGCGCCACATGTCACGCTCTGACAACGTTCCAGCCCGCACAGAACCGTAATTGACGCCGCTCCAATCGTTGCAAAGGTTCGCATACTCGCAATTGACGGCGGTTGCATAGTCGCGCTGATATGATGCCTTAAACGCAGTCGTTTCGCGGTTAGGATGTGCTGGCGTGTTTGTCGAAACGTCCCAACCCTGCGGCAAAACCTCGCATTGTCCGGCCTCTTTCGGTGCGGTCATCGCCGCAACCGTGCTTGAGTTTTCGGCGTCGCAAAGATTCGCAATCTCGCCTTCACGTCCAGCCGGAGCGTGATACGTGCGAACCGTGCAATTCTCGTCAATCGCCGCCGCAAGCTCGGCCTCGTTCCACATTTCCAGCATTTTAAGCGTGACTAGACCGGCGTGACCGAGCGGCATACCGCGTGTCTGGTCTTCGTCTTCCTGCGTGTATCCGTGAATGATTCCGTAGCTTCCGTTGATCGAAGCTGGAACGCGCATCAAAGGCCCGTACGCGCCCATATACGTGGAATACTCTTTGACGGTATGCAAGTAATACGCAACTGGCCGCAAGCTATCTGCGTCAAGCTCTACGCCCATGCGGATAATATTCCCGTTTGATAGCCGCCCTTCGTAACGCTCATCAACCGCATCTGGCCTGATTACGCGGATATCGAAGCCGTAAGGGTTGTTTGCTGTCGTGTCCAGCAGGTTAAAATACTCTCCGTCGCGTGCCCATGTTCTGGCGTTCAAGCGGTCAATCTCCGCCAACGTCTTGCGCCCGGTCGCGTCACAAAAAGCCGGATTGCTTGACCATCTCCAAAAATGAGTTTCAAGAAACTTAGAAGCCATTTTGTCGGGTCTGTATCCCGGCGTTCCGGGCATCCCGTCATGCGGCGATGATTTCAGCGTGAACCCGTCGCCTACTACGTTAGTCGCCACAAGGTTTACAAAACGCCTATGATGCGGACTGTTCTTGTACATGTCACGCGAACGCGCCCGAACCGTCACAAGCTGAGAACGGATATCATCATTGCAAAACCCGTTATCCCATTTCCAAGGCCCGAGCAGGTTGCTAACCTTTGCCGCCGCGAATGCGCGATAGCCGCCAATATTGATCGTGCGGCCTCTTGCGCTTTCTTTACGCGTGAACCATTTAAACGGGTTTTTTACCATGCGAACCTCGGTGAAATGCGAAACGGCCCTGAGCCTGTTCCGGTCAATTCGCGGTTGACTTCGCTTTGATAGTAAGATTTCAGAGAAATGAGGTCGTTAAGGTCACGGTACTCGATTGAGATATCGCCAACGTTGACGCGCTTATTAGGATTCGTGGCATACGACGCAATTGCCGCTTCAACCGCCGCAAGTGCCGTCGAATAGCTGGACGTTGCAAGCGGATTAGGCGCAACCGTGAGATATCCGCTATCAACGCAAGCAACCTCGCCCGTGCTTGTGGTTGTCGCAAACGCCGCAAAATAGATGTTCCCAGCCTTCAGCGTCAAAGACTGTGCCGCCGTCACGGTCAAAATAAAGCGCGTTCCGTTATCGGTGCAAGTCACCGAAAAAGGCACGGCGGCTTTGAACTGATAAACGCACGTCCGCCCGGTTACTGTTACGGTTGCCGGAAGCGTGGCCGTGAATGATTCGCCAGCCGTGATCGAAGTAGGCAATATAGACAGTTCGGTTGCCATGCCTTATTTTTGGCACAGTCAACCGAACTTGTAAATAG